CTAGGTCTAGTAGGTAGAAACTATGTGGGCTACGGTGAAACACAGAATGAAAATTTTGTATTTCTTTTAGAAAATTTTGCCAACACAGCTCCACCATCGAGACCAATCACTGGACAAATTTGGTTCAATACCACAGACGACACTGCCTATGCGTATGATAGCGCACAGTGGAATCCCATTGGCTCAGCTACAGTCAGTGTCACTGAACCACCTAATACCAATGCAGGTGCCTTATGGTTAAAAACTCCAATTAATCAATTATTCACTTATACAGGCACAGAATGGAGATTAATAGGACCCGAGTCAGCAGAAGGATTTCTTTCTACCAAAGCAAGATCAGCAACCATAAATGATATCAACGGCACTGTTCGGCCTGTGATATTTTTAGAAACCAACGGTGTTCCTTTAGCCATATGTACCAGTGCAGCTTTCGTAATTAACAGCAGCAACAGTATTGCAGGTTTTGAAAATAGTTTACAAGTCGGTATAAATTTATCTTCTACAGCCAAAATTAATGGCAGTGTCACAGGAAATGCAGCCACAGCTAGTCAATTACAAACTGCAAGATTAATCAACGGTGTACCGTTTACCGGCGATACAAATATCACAGTCAAAAGCTCTACTATAAATTATCTGAAAAAAGGTACCTATATTCTCGGTTCAGATTTTGACGGCAGTTCAGAAATCACGTGGAGTGTGGATGCGACACCGTCTAACAGCATAGGTAAGGTAGTTGCAAGAAATTCCCAAGGAGGATTTTCAGCTGGTATTATCACTGCTGATCTTGTAGGCAATGTCACAGGTAATGTCACTGCCAACAGCGGTACCAGTGTGTTCAACATTGTACAGGCTAATCAATTTGTTGGCGCTCAGCTTACTGGAAATGCATCCACAGCTACTAGATTAGCCACAACAAGAACTATCAACGGTGTAAACTTTGATGGCACTAATAATATCACAGTCACAGCATCTGCGGCCACACTTACAGATACAACTTTAAACAGCAGTGTGACACTTTCGTCTCTTAACCAAGTAGGGACATTAAATTCGTTGAATGTCGCAGACGTTGGTGTTACTGTAGGCAGCGGTAGCACCCTAAGATTGTTTGTAGATGCAGCCACTCCTACTATTAGATCAAACACAGGACGTTTAAATTTTGACATGGGCACAAGTGGCCCAGATGTTAATTTTGTTGATTCTACAACTTCATTGAGCCTTGGTGGGCCAAACGCTCCCGCTATCATAGGCGACAACACAACTAATCTTGGTATAATAGGATACAAGTTTGCCGGAGTGTATGCTGATAACTTTTTTGGTAATTCTACTACAGCTACCTTAGCAGCCACAGCTACAAATCTTCCAGGTGGTGGAGCTGGTTCTATTCCTTATCAAACAGCATCTGGCACAACTGCTATGTTGGGATTAGGCACAGCCGGTTACGTGTTGAAGGCACAGGCTGGAACTATTGTTTGGGATGCATTGTCCACAGAACAATTAACCAAAGGCAGTTATGTCAACATGGTTAACACAGCTACCAGTGCTGCTGTGGCCTCCTATAACAGTACAGTTGCAGTGACAATTTCTGTAGATGCCACAACTACCAATACTGCCAGTAAGGTAGTAGCACGTGATAGCAGCGGCAATTTTTCAGCGGGAACTATCACAGCCAATCTCATAGGTAATGTGACAGGCACAGTGTCAGGAAATGCAGGATCTGCTACACAGTTACAAACTGCAAGAACCATCAACGGTGTATCATTTGATGGGACACAAAACATCACAGTCACTGCCACTGACGCTACCAAAGTAGCTCTAGCAGGCAGCACTATGACTGGATATCTAACGTTAGTTGGTGCTCCTGTGAATGCAAATCACGCTACTACAAAAACCTACGTTGATAGTAGATTACCTCAATATACTTTTGTCAGCGGCCAACAGTCTAGCACCTCGGGATTTACCAATCAAGTGGGATCGTTTAATAATGGCGCAAACTTTTTTGATGTATTCCCCCCAGCAGGAAAAAGCATGGCGAATATTATAGGATTTATTCCTTCTATACATTTTATAGCTTTTGCCGGTGGTGTAGATGGAAATGATAGATTAAGATGCCAGTATTCATATCTCAGCGATAGGATCAGAGTATATGTTCAGAACACAGAACAGAATGGCACCCCAGCAGCAAACTATTTGGCCATTTGGAGTTAATCATGCATTATATCTGTATAGAAAACAACACCGTAGTTGCTCTATTAAATTATCTACCCAGTGTTCCCAGCACTGTGAGTGTGCAAGAAATCACAGATTCTCAAGCCGAACAGCTTAGAGCACAAACACATAATTTTGATGTTGCTAGTAGAACTATAATAGCTGTAGCTGCAGATGTAGCAGTACAACAGGCACAGGAACTGGCAAACGGACTAGAGCGTGAATTTTTAAACAGCACAGATTGGAAGATTCTTAGACATATCAGACAGAAAGCACTGAATATCACCACAAGTCTATCAGATGCAGAATATCTACAGCTTGAGCAACAGCGACAGGCCGCCTCCGCAAGAATAATATAGCATAAATAACAACATACTAGGAATATTACAGCATGTCATACGAAGTCAATAAATTTAGCGGTGCGTTTGTAACATCGGTAGCAGACGGCACCATCGATACCACCACCGATTTGAGATTTATTGGTAAAAATTATGCAGGTTATGGCGAAGTGCAAAATGAGAATTTTCTGCATCTGCTAGAAAATTTTGCAAATACCACAGCACCTCCAAAGTCTATCACGGGTCAGATTTGGTTTGATACTGCTACAAAAAAACTGAAATATTATGATGGCGCAAGATTTAAAGTGGCCAGCGGCGCTGAAGCCAGCGCATCAGCACCCAGCGGATTGTCTACGGGTGATTTTTGGTGGGACACAGGTGCAAAACAATTATACGCTTATACAGGTACTGAATTCACACTGGTAGGCCCTATAGCCAGTCCTGATCTAGGCAGCAGTATTATTTCTGCAGCAGTGGTCTATGGCACCTTGGCCACTGCTGAAGGCCCACATACCATACTCAAAGTGATCACAGACGACAAAACTGTGGCCATAGCCAGCAAAACAGCATTTACTCTTGACAATACTAAAAATGCCATTGATGATTTCACAGTAATCAAGAAAGGTATTACACTGGCCAAGTCTCAAACAGGCGTAAGTTCAGACGATTTTAGATTCTGGGGCACTGCTTCAAATTCAGATAAACTAGGAGGGTTTGCCAGCGATCAGTATCTTAAGATCGGTGAAACTGTATTCACATCCGAGGTCAGTTTCAAGGATCCTGGATTTCAATTAGGTGACGGCAACGATCTTCGAGTTAGGGTAGAAAATGGCGATGAAGTAATTGTAGAAAATCGCTTAGGCAATAATATCACATTCAGGATTACAGTAACAGAAACCACAGATGAACGAGATATAGCTATTTTAACACCCACCGGAATCGTTCCAGGTGAGACAAATGCCTATACTCTTGGCGCAGTTGGACTGGCATGGAGTAATGTGTACGCCACTACTTTCACTGGTAATTTATCGGGTAATGTTACTGGCAATACCACTGGTAGTCACAAAGGTAATGTGCTGGCCAATGACAACGATATAATCATCAATGCCGCCACCAAACAGATTGGTTTTGCCGGAGCTAACATAGTAGGAACACTCACCGGAGCAGTAATCGGATCAGCTAGTACTGCTGCTAATGCAGGTCAATTAAATGGTCTAGACAGCAGTGCTACAGTTCCAGGATCAGCAGTGGCCACAATAGCTGTACGCAACAGCAGTGGTAATCTTGTAGCTAATCAGTTTATTGGTATAGCTGATAAAGTAGATAGAACCTTTATTGATAGAACAGATGCTAGAGTAGACCCAACATGGGCAGACGGCACAGCCAGTACACAATATCGCACAGCACGGTTAACAGCCACAGCATACAGTATCGTTGCTAGAGATGTCAGTGCCAATGTCACTGCAAACATCTTCAACGGCACAGCCACAGCAGCAAGATATGCGGACCTAGCTGAAAAATATCTTCCAGATCAAGAATATGATGTTGGTACAGTTGTGGTTATAGGTGGAGAAAAAGAGATCACTGCGTGTTCGCAAAATCAGCGTGCCATAGGAGTTATCAGCGATAGCCCTGCATTTATGATGAACAAAGATCTTGAAGGCGGTGTGTATGTAGCTCTCAAAGGTCGAGTTCCAATTAAGGTCATTGGTCGAATTAAAAAAGGACAAGATTTAACAGCCGCAGACAATGGATGTGCTACAATGGCACCATCAGATGCCAACAGAGTTTTTGCTGTTGCTCTCGAAAGCAGCGATGACGAGGGTGTCAAACTAATCGAAGCGTTGGTGCTGTAATGACTCAAGGGACTAACATCCTTGCAGCGCAGTATGTAACCATACAAGACAAAGCTCAGTCCTTGATCGGCACAGGATCAGGCACTAGAGGGTATGGTCAGACTGTGCAAAGTTCCGATGTATTCACCGGGAATACCATAACCAAAGCCCAATGGGATCTAATAAAATTTGACATTATCAATATCAAATTACATCAAGATGGAGTGTTACCGGGAGTAGTTAATGTAAACGTAGGAGATCCCATTAATTTCGGCGCATCTGCCCCCAACACAAATTACAATACCATACTAGAACAGGCCATAGCCAATCGATTTCAAATAGCAGGTAGTCAGTCGGTTGTGAATTCTGCTGCCAGCCAAACATATTCAAGCTCGTGGTCTACATCGTTGACAGCCACGTTGACTTGTACATTTTCCACAGCTGATCAAGCAAGATATTTTTTCAACAGTGGTGGCAAGGTGAGATTTACCACCACTCTGAGTGGAGGTTCGTCTACTGCACAGATTAATGCTTGGACTAATTTTTTAGCCAGCGTAGGAACACAATCGTTTGGAGCTGATACAGGCATTGTTAATTACTATAATCTTACCAATAGTTTTCAAATCTATTATCAAAATTCATTAAGCAGCCCGTATTCTGCTAATAATTACCGATTAGAAGCACGTACCGATGTGTCGAATAACTCTACTGGCACTGCAACACAGCTTTTTTTACGTATAACTCTTAGCGATAGTTATGTAGATCCTGCCACATCACCGCACACGCCCAATACCATACCTCCAGGCGATGTTGTCAACGGAACATTGACCATAGCTGCATCAGAACTCAAAGCTTCGGGCCTTATGCAGCCCAGCGGTACTTTCACAGTAGTTAGCCCTAGCTATTCATTTAGTGTAGTCACAGCCTCTTAATTAAATAAATATTCCTATGCCAGCTGTCAATAGTAAAATCATACAAGCAGATTACAATGATATCAGAAATAAGATAGTTGCTGTGCTGGGTAACGGTTCTGGAAATTCAGGCTACGGACAACAGGCTAGAATCAATAGTGTTGCTGTAGCAGAGGGTACTAAAGTAACCGTCAACGAATGGGCTAATTTAAGATTTGATATCATAAATGCCTACAAGCACATCAACGGAGTTAATCCTACCACAGCTCAAGTAGCTGAGGGCAACACTATTAGATATACCTCGTCATTTACACCAGACACTGGCACACTTGATGTGCCGCAGAAACAGTATGATGATTGGGCCAACAATATCACCACAAACAGATTCGGGATAGCTGGAGGCGAAAGCGCAACAACCACTGCTATTTCGGCATCGAGAACTGGTTCGTGGATTACACAGTCTTCTTGTACTGTAACTTTTTCGTTTCCAACTGCGAATGAAGCAAGATATTTTTTCAACAGCGGTGGACAGATACGAATTTCTTCGTCGAGAAGCGGAGGTGTAACGTCGAATCAAAATACTGCATGGACATCATTGTTGAGTTCAGCAGGCACACAGAGTTTTGGTGGCAATAATCCCGGCACTGGTACATCTCCTAGTAACGGTTTAAATTGGTATCGAGTTACAGACGCATTTCAAACATATTATACAGCCACATCTTCTAGTCCATACGGTTCAAATAATTGGCAACTACAAGCTAGATGTACAGGCGGTGTAACTAACAATAGCACAGGAACTGCTCTTTCCGGAGAAATACGTGTGTTGTGGAACGACGGTTATGTGGATCCTGCCACAGCACCTCATACACCAAGTACTATTCCTCCGGTAGATTTTGTTGACGGCACATTAACAGTGTCTGTATCCACATTATTTGCCACTGGTATAATGGTTCCCAGCAGTGCAGTATTCACGGTCACTAATCCCACAGTGGCCGTTGGCGCTGTCACCGGCAGTTAATTTCCTCCAGTAAACTTTAACTAATAAATAAACTGCACAGTTTATCTAGGAGACCGCATGCAAGAACAATTCGCCAAAGCTTTGGATTTTGCTAATTATCAACAGACTTTTTCTATTCAGAAAAAAACTCTCAAAGAACGTTCTGAAGCCAATCTCACTTATGGCACCAATGGCGGTATCTTTCGCATAGACAGAGATCTATTGACTTTTGTAGAAATCTTGATCAACAAGGGTAGAACACATTCAGTGGTGTTATTGGATATCAACCAAAATCCTATACTCATAGATGACCTCACAGCGTTTCGTGATCAAATATTTGACAGATACTTTCAAGTAACCAATGAATATTTTGAGCATTATCAAAATATCAAAAAGAGCAGATCTGTAGAAAAATTATTAGATATATGACACAGGGTATATTAATCTACGCCCATAATACTCGTGCAGTTGATTATGCACTATTGGCTGTTATCAGCGCAGGACTAGCTAAAAAACATTTGTCTATGCCGGCTTCATTGGTAACTGATAGTACTACGGTGTCATGGATGAAACAGTCCCAAATATTTCATTTAGCTGAAAAAGTTTTTGAAAACATCATTGTAGCCGATCGACCTATTACTAATAATCAAAGACGACTCTATGATGGTGAGAACAGCAGCACAGTGCCATTTGTGAACGTCAATAGAGACACTGCTTGGAGTCTCACCCCATACGACAGGACCTTATTAATAGACAGTGACTTTTTAATATTTTCCGATGTTCTCAACAAATACTGGAACACAGATTGTGATTTATTAATAGGCGAATCTATAAATGACATTTACAGTCAAGATAGAATGAAATATCTTGATAGACACATTTCAGATACCGGTGTGAAATTATATTGGGCTACTACAGTAATGTTCACTAAAAATCAAAATACACGATTATTTTTTGATACAGTTAATCATGTTAAAGAAAACTATAGGCACTACGCTGATGTGTTTAGATTTGATCATCGACAATTTCGAAATGACATTGCTTTTAGTGTGAGCAAACATATATTAGACGGATTTGTCGAATCTGATTTAGGAACATTACCACCTATTTTATCTGCACTTGATCGAGATATTTTATATGGAGTGAATGATCAACGTCTAACATTTCTTATAGATCATAGGTTAGATAATAATTATTGTGCTGCCGCAATATCCGGAGTTGATATACATATCATGAACAAGCAGAGTATTATTAGAAATCAACAGCAATTATTGGAGATGATATGAATTTTGGCTATTTGCTTATCGTATCACACAGCGACACTGATGACTATCTGCAATTGGCATATGGTCTTGCTCTCAGTATAAAAAACACACAAAAGCCAGGATATGACAAAGTAGCATTGGTGATAGATGATACAGAAAAAATTTCCGAGCTAAAAAGTCCTTGGGTGTTTGATCATGTGATTACCTGGGACGAGCAGACATTTTGGAATGGTAGATCTTGGATGGACCAATTATCGCCTTTTGAACATACAGTTTGTCTAGACGTTGATATGTTGTTTACCAGAGACTACAGTCATTGGATAGATTATTTTATTGAAAATTGTGATTTGTATGTGGCCAATAAGGTCTACACATACAGGGGTGATATAGTAACTGATCGAAGTTATAGAAAAACTTTTGATGCTAATAATTTGCCTGATCTATATTCTATGTGGACTTTTTTTCGCAAAGATGCAACAATAGTTAATAGTTTTTTTGATCTTGGTAGAGATATTATACAGCACCCTGTGGAGTTTGCAAATATTTTTCTAACATCTTATAAACCAAAAATCATGGGCACAGACGAAGCATTTGCTCTAGCTGCACAAATACTAGATATCGCAGATGACATTGCCTATCCTTTAGAATTTCCGAGACTAGTGCATATGAAACCCCTTGTACAGAATTGGCCGTGGCCGGCGAACAAATGGAGTGATCATGTTGGTTTCTATCTTAATAAACAAGGTCGATTGAAAATAGGTAATTATCAACAGAATGACATAGTTCACTATGTGGAAAAAAATAAAATTGATAGAGAGCTAACCCATATTTTAGAGGAAATAGCATGGAAACAATAGAAGATTTTGACAAATGGTTAGCTGAATATAAACCCCCAGAAGTAACTTATGTTGCAGTGTTTGATCCTTCAACTGGTAAGGTTCAGAGTGTGGGGCCCGACTATGCATTTCCTGACCAAGTCAACCAAGTGCCAATAGATCCTGAGTTAGCACAGAGTATAATTTCAGCACAAATACAAATTGAGAAATGTTTAATAGATGTTAATTCAGGAAAACTTGAAATAGCAGAAATACAAACTCTAAATAAATTAGACGATGTATTACATAGGGTTATTTCTGTCGGATACACTGACATGACCGATCCTGATGTATATTTGACCTATAGTAAAAAAGACAAAACTTTAAAAATACAGTTGTCGGCGGAGTTTGGCGGTACTAAAAAATATAAAAATCAAAGAAGTCCTAGAAATATAGTTTGGGATGGTAATACCAGTATGGATTTTTTGATTACTGGGTATAATGATCCTAATGAAATTTTACAAGTAGTTTCGTTAACTATTAATGAACTTGTAGGTAAAACAATAAAAATTAAAAATATTAATTATCCTAGATTTAGTGTATACACTAAAAGATTATTCAAAAAATATGCGATAGAGTATAAATGAAAATAATAGAATTTGACGTGGTATTTTTAAGCTATGATGAACCTAATGCTGATCTACATTATGCTGATCTCTGTGCCAAGGTGCCTTGGGCCAAACGGGTTCACGGTATCAAAGGCAGTGACCATGCACACAAGGCCGCAGCAGAGCTCAGTGAGACAGACTGGTTTATTTCAGTAGATGCCGACAATATTGTAGATCCTAAATTTTTTAATTTAGACATTGATATGAGCGATCCGAAAACACAGGTCTATTGTTGGTGCGGGCAAAACAATGTTAATGGATTAAGATATGGCAACGGTGGACTAAAACTCTGGAACAAGCAGTTTGTTCTTGATATGAAAACACATGAAAATTCAACCAGTGATCGAGCACAGGTGGATTTTTGTTGGGAAGAAGGATATCAACATTTTCCCAGAGTATACAGTGAAAGCGTCATCACAGGATCGCCATTTCAAGCATGGAGAGCAGGATTCCGAGAAGGTGTTAAGATGACCTTGTTTGACGGAGAAAAGGTCCCGCCACAGGAAATTCGAGAACGTGTTTGGTGGCACAATATTCATAGATTGCGTATGTGGTCAACTGTAGGCGCACATGAAGAAAACGGCAAGTATGCAATCTTAGGTGCCCGCATGGGAACATGGATGACAAATTGTACTGATTGGAATTATGTAGATGTTAGAGATTTTGAAAAGTTGCGTGATATTTACGAAACAAAAGTTAATCATACTTTTGTAGAAGAAGATGCAATGGATCTAGCAGTTAAAATAAGCCATCAATTGGGATTAGACTGGCCTTGGTTAAACGAAAAACAAAGCAGATATACTTTAGATTTATATAACGAAACTATCAATTTAGGACTTACCTATCTTAAACAATAATGTATGATATTTTTTTTATAAGTTATTATGAACCTAATGCAGATGATAATTTTGCAAGATTGCGGAGTCGGTTCCCTCATGCACAACGCATAGACGGAATAAAAGGAATCCATCAAGCACATATTGCAGCTGCCAAACGAGCATTTACTAAAATGTTTTGGGTAGTTGATGGTGATGCTGAGATTGTTGATACATTTAATTTTGATCACGTTGTCAGCAAGTACGACCTAGAATGTGTACATGTGTGGCGCAGTCGAAATCCTATCAACAACTTAGAATACGGGTACGGTGGTGTAAAACTATTGCCTAAGTCTTTAACAGAAAAATTAGATGTCACAACACCGGATATGACTACCAGTATTAGTTCTTTGTTTAAGGCAATGCCCGAAGTCAGCAACATCACAGCATTTAATACAGATCCTTTTAATACATGGAAAAGTGCCTTTAGAGAATGTTGTAAATTAGCAAGTAGAGTCATTGTCCGACAGGAAATAGAAGAAACACAATTACGTCTTGCTGAATGGCGTATGTTAAATCAAAATGCTGCTCACGGATATTATGCACATCTAGGTGCATTGCACGGCAGCGATTACGGATCAGACAATAAAAATAATCTAGAAGCACTAAAATTGATAAATGATTTTACTTGGTTAGAGGAGCAGTTCAATGAACGATGTAGAAAAGATTAAAACATTTATACCTATAATGAATGAAATTAGTCCTACATTTTGTATGGCTAAATGGCACCATACTACTATCTATCTACAAACAGGAGAAACGCACAGTTGCTATCATCCTGCACCTCATAAAATACCTATACAAGAAATTCAGATAGACCCTAGCGCATTACATAATACCACAGAAAAAAAACTTGAGCGTCTCGAGATGCTTAACGGAGGCAAGCCCAAAGGTTGTAACTATTGTTGGAATATAGAAAAGCTAGGAGACGATTATATATCGGATAGAAAAGAAAGAAATGCTACGATATATACAGATCAACGATTTGCACAGATAAAAAATGGTGACTGGGATCAAAACATAAATCCTCAGTATATCGAAATAAGTTTTGGTAACGAATGTAATTTCAAATGCGGTTATTGTCATCCTAAACACAGCAGCAGCTATTACAAAGAAATCAAAGACTATGGTCCTTATACTATGGTTAAAAATCATCGCAATGATATTGATTGGTTTAAAATTCATGAGGAAGAAACTAATCCTTATGTGGATGCATGGTGGCGTTGGTGGCCTGAAGTTCGCAAGACATTGACAATACTGCGTATCACTGGAGGTGAACCTCTTCTGCAACAAAGCACATGGCGTCTTTTAGATGATCTAGAAATAAACCCATTGCCGAATTTAGAATTAAACATCAACAGTAATTTTGGTATAAAATCTATATTAATCGATAGACTGATTGAAAAAGTTAACAATTTAATTAATGCTGGCTGTATTAAAAA